GTCGAGGGTATAGATAATCAGCGTGTGACTCTATACTCTCAACTATTTCTATTGGACCTATCTTAACCACTTGAATATATTTTGGAAAAGCCTTCGTCTACTTGCTTTATAAAATTAGGGTCACGGTCTTTTGGATTCCAATATCTTGGGTCTTTCATCATAGCTGTAAGGTCAGCTTCAGATGGAACTCCAGCTGGTTGTGCCTGACCATTCATCTGTGAACCTCTTAGTTGTTCCATTAGTATTTCCATAACTTCAATACCTTTAGCTGTAGAACCCAACATTCTAATAGCGTCCATATGTTCTTCTTTAAAGTTTGCATTAGCCCATAACTCAACAGCATTAACTCTATCCTGTGCATTATCACCAAGATTGTTAAACTCAGCTT